CAGAAGAATGGGGCGAACAGGGGAGTTTGTGCGACCTCGGTATATGGTCTGGGAAAATGTTCCCGGAGCCTTCAGCTCCAACGGAGGAAAAGACTTCGCAGCCGTCCTCGAAGAAGCCATCCGCATCGCAGAACCGGAAGCCCCCGATATTGAAGTGCCTGAAAAAGGTTGGAACACCTGGGGGGGATACCACGATGAAATGGGAGGACGATGGAGCGTGGCGTGGCGAGTGCTCGACGCGCAACACTGGGGAGTCCCCCAACGTCGCCGTAGAATCGCGCTTGTCGCAGATTTTGGAGGCGACACCGCATGGGAAATATCGTTTGAGCGGCAAAGCATGTCAGGGGATTTTGCGGAGAGCGGAGCGCGGGGGGAAGGCCTTGCCGGGGATTCTGAAAGAGGTGCTGGTGGAGCAGGCAAAGACGCCGGATCAGTAATCTGCCTCCAAGGGAACGCAATCGACCGGGCTGATACCGCCGGATGCAACGGAAAGGGCTGGAAAAAAGATGTCTGCTATACGTTGAACACCATTGACCGTCCGGCGATCTGCGCTGGGCCGAACTGCCTTACTCCGTGGGATTCTCAAAGCAAGCGGGTATACAGCGAAGCCGGTGTGATGCCAACGCTGCCAGCCGGAGAAAACAGCGGGCAAAATCAGGAAGCCGTACTGTGCGCCGGGTTTAAGTTGGGGAACAGCGAACAGGCCCGGAGCATCGGATACGCCGAGGAACAGGCCCCTACGCTGAATGCGGAGTGCGGAGGAAACAAACCGGCGGTGATGTGCCTGAACGATCAAGGCGGGAATGTGATGGGCGTGAGCCATGATGTTTCCGGGACGCTGAGAGCACAGGAGCATGGGCACCAGCCCTCCATTCTGGATATGAGCCACGCCTGCGACGTGATCCGGGACTGCGGCGAGGTAGCCCCCAGTCTGCAAGCCCGGATGGGAACCGGCGGCAACCAAATCCCGCTGACGTACCAGAAAACCACCGGGACTTTATCGCCCGGAGCACACGCAGGGAGCTATAACGGGCAGGATGCCTATAACGATATGCTGGTATGCGGAGCGACTGTACCGGATATTGCACACACGCTAAAGGCAAAAGCAAACTGCGATTTCCGGGAGGATTCGGAAACATACCCGGTGCAGAATCGAGTGGTTCGCCGTCTGACCCCGTTGGAATGCGAACGGCTTCAGGGGTTCCCGGACGGATGGACAGATATTGGAGATTGGGTTAAAACAGATAAACGTGGGCGCAAAATAAAAGTGAAAGGAAGTGCGGACAGCCCCCGGTATAAGGCACTGGGCAACTCCATCGCCCTGCCGCCGTGGAAATGGCTGTTGAAACGGCTGTGCGGCAACTACGAGCGGGATGCGACTATGGCGAGTTTGTTTGATGGGATCGGCGGTTTTCCGCTGATCTGGGAGCAGCTGAACGGCCGCGGAACGTGCCTATGGGCCAGCGAGATTGAAGAGTTCCCCATCGCTGTTACCAAACGGCGGTTTGGCACGGTAGAGGAACCGGGAGACATGGGGTGCTTTTTGTTCCCGTGTGGAAAGGATGAATTATGAGAGATACAAACCTCGTAAATGCGCTGCGTGAGCACGCAGAATGGGCACGAGCAAATGAGTGGGAAACGCCGATCACGCTGGGCGACGATCTGGCGGAAGCCGCTGATCGGATTGAAGCGCAGGCGAAAGAAATTGAGAAACTGCGGGGGCAGGTGCCCCACTGGATCCCGGTGGAGGAGCGGCTACCGGAGAATTTTCGGAAAGTGCTGTGTTGGGGTGAGTATTTCCGCTATGGAGACTTTAATGGAATGTTTGTAAATTACGCACTCGGATATCAAAACAACGGGCGCTGGGGCGGTGAAGTTGCCAATGGAACAAATGCTCGTGCTTTGGCGTGGATGCCGCTGCCGGAACCGCCGAAGGAGAAATAATGGAAAATGTTAATTGCCTGCGTTGCCACTTTAGGCATGAGGATAACGGGAACTGTACTGCGGTCGGCGGGTTCTGCACGGCGGTCCAGGCGGCGCACTGCCCGCTGCTGCGTCAGTATTTAGACACGGGCATGACGCCAGAAGCGTTTCAATCTTTTGTGGTGTTTTTTCAAGATTTAATTGGAAACCAAAAAGCCAGTGAGGCACTGGACAGGTTCCGCCAGCTGGCCAAAGCAGACAAGGACGGCGGCAAGCGGCGCTCCGCCGAGGTGGTGGCGGAGCATGTGTATTTTGGCGATAGCAAGCAGCGTTTCGAATCGGACACAGCGTCCGCACCGCCTGCGTCAGGGGACTTCCGGGAGATCCCGGAGGATGAGGAAGGAGAACTGCCGTTTTGAGAGATCAAGAACTCGTAAATGCGCTGCGTGAACACGCAGATTGGTGGGAAAATGGGGACATGATGGATCCGCTGGGAGGGTTGGAGAAAGACCTGCTTGCAGCCGCCGACCGGATCGCCAACCAGAGCACCCACATCGCGGCGCTCCAGCAGAAAATTGAAAAGCTGCGGGGGCAGAATAGACAACTGATGCTTGAACGCAACTATGTTATGTCGATAATTGCGGATGTCAGAAAAGGCGGAAAGACGTGGATGTGCCAGTATTGCGCTCATTGCAAGGGCATCGTAAGCGGCATGGCTGACTGCGATTCCAAGCAGCTGTGTGTTATGCCATATAGTCAGTTTGAGCTAAAAAGACCGGAGCTGCCGGAGGTGGAGGACACATGAAAGTGTTGATATCCTGCGAGGAATCGCAGGAAGTCTGTAAGGCGTTCCGTGCGCTGGGCTATGAAGCCTACTCGTGTGATATACAGGAACCCTCCGGCGGGCATCCTGAGTGGCACATCTTAGGCGATGCGCTCAAGGCCATCGAGGGGGGGCAAGTGACCACTATGGACGGACAGACCCATGATGTGGGGCGGTGGGATATGATTATTGCTTTCCCGCCCTGCACCAAAACCAGCAACGCCGGAGCGCGGCACTTGTATAGGGGCGGCAAGCTCAATATCAAGCGGTATTATGAGGGCTTGTGCGGCAAAGCGCTGTTTTTAGCTATTTGGGCAGCGGATTGTGAAAAAGTTGTGATTGAGAATCCGACGCCGAGTAAAGTCTTTGAGTATCCAGAGCCAACCCAAGTCATACAGCCCTATCAATACGGGCACCCGTTTAGCAAAAAAACCTTGCTGTGGGAGCGTGGTGTCCAGCCGTTGGAGCCGACAAACATCGTTGAACCGACAGCAACATGGTGTCCGAGTGGCAGTTACAGCCATAAGCATGGGGAACAGCACAAAGGTATGTTTACCACGGATAGGGCCAAAAAACGCGCAAAGACCTTCCCCGGCATCGCCAGAGCCATGGCGGAGCAATGGGGCGGAGACATAAGGGAGGGTAAGTGATGAAAAAGTGCACCGGTGAAAACTGCCCCATGCAGATGGGCTATGACTTTGAAAACTGCGCCGCAATCGAAAAGTGCCCGTATCGCACGTGGCCCGTTATGAAATCATTTGAAACGATGTGCGCAGATGACTTTTGCAGCTACGGCAAGAGAAAGGATGGCGGGGATGGCTAAACAATCCGCTTATTTGCAACGGCGGGACGCGCAGTTGGATGCGGTCTTTTGGGCCGGTGCTGCGATGGCAGCGCAGTTTGCCGTTGACACTTTGCAGATGACCATGCACCAGAAGGAAGGCTGGGGGTATGATCGCATTATGCGCGTCACGCATGAGTGGATGGAGACCCAGCGGGAATACAGGCCTGCCTTAAACTGCAAGGACCCGGAGGCAGACGTCCGGCAGGTGCACATGGACCGGGTGCTGGCGGAGATTATCCGGGACAAGGCGAAGTTGATCCCGTTCCCGGACAGATACAAGGATCTGAAAAAGGTCCGTTATGGGAGGTAACTATGCAGAAGGAAGATATATCGCTCCTGCGCATCTATGCAAAGAATGATATGAATTGCGTGAAAACCGCAAAGGAGATGGATATTCACCACAACAGCGTGATCTATCGGCTTGGCAAGATCAAGACGGAAACCGGGCTGGACGCGCGGAAGTTCTGGGACTTGGTGAAACTGCTGGAAATGGAGGAATCATGAAACTTGGACAGGTGGTTCGGGCCAGATTCAAGTCCATACCGTCGCAGCTGGAGCGGCAGCACCCAACGTATGAGCAGATGTATCCGTTCCGGCGCGGAGAGGTAATTTACATCCACCCAAAGGGCCGGTTTGTCAGCGTGCGGACAGAAACGGCGGGAGGCCCTGTTGTAGAGAATTTCCGGCTATGCGAGGTGGTTACGTGAGTACATTCCCGGAACGGCTGCGGAAGTTAAGGGAATCTGAGCGGCCTGCTAAAAGCATGAGAGTGAAAGCGGAGCTGATTGGGATCGGGCATGATACGCTGCGGAAGTACGAAACCGGGGAGAACGAACCGGCTCTCAGCCAATTGAAGCTGATAGCGAATCATTACCACGTCAGCTTGGATGAGCTTGCATGGGACGAGGGCGAGCGAGAGAGTAAACCTTTATAGTATCGCAAAAAAAATTGGTCTTTGCCCCCAATTCGGGGCAAGCGTAGAAAAATATGTGTCAGAATGAGGGTGCGGGGTTATATCCGTATCCTCATTCTTTCCATCCATCCTTTCTTTCCTCCTGACCCCGGCATCCGCCGGGGATATGCAGACGTAGCTCAGTCGGCAAGAGCATTTCGCCAATAATGAAAATGTCGCAGGTTCAAGTCCTGCCGTCTGCACCATGGCGGGGAGCGTTTCGGGTGATGTGTCCTCGCTCCAAGAATATATAAGCTGCGGCCTGTAAAAGCAGCTCATCTCCGGCAACTGGTACTTGCCCTTGATGCCCCGGTGCAATTCCGGTTGGGCATAGGACCCCTCGCACCTCTCAACGATGTGTCCCAGGAGGGACATTCACGGCATAGGTGCCCCGCAAGGGGAGACCACAGCGAGTGACGGGGACTTTCCCCGAAGCGCTAAAGCAGGGCAGGACTGCAATGCCGTGCCAGATAGCGGCTCGTGTCTTTGGGCACGGAGGTTATGCAAACCAATCTTGACGGCTGGAAGAGACAGCGTGTATGCCCCTCAAAATCGAAGGCTTGCGCTTATGCGTGGGGTAATGGTAGAGACTGCGGGGCGGGTAAAGTCTGCTATGTAAGGCCAAGGGGTGGGGGCTGGTAGCAAAACAGGAGGATGGCATGGAAATCACAAAGCGGCGGCTTGCGGATATTGTGCCGTATGCCGCAAACGCAAAAAAGCATGATAAGCGGCAAATCAACAACGTTGCGGAGAGCATCAAGCAGTACGGATTCGTACAGCCGATTGTGATTGACCGTGACGGCGTGATCGTAATCGGGCATTGCCGCGCTCTGGCGGCGAAGAAGCTGGGTATGGAAGAAGTACCGTGCGTCTGCGTGGACGATCTGACACCGGAGCAGGTGAACGCCCTGCGGCTGGTGGATAACAAGAGCAACGAGAGCGATTGGGACTTTGACCTGTTGGCTGATGAACTGCCCGGTCTTGACCTGTCGGCGTTTGACTTTGAATGGGGTCTGCGTGATGAACTGAACGATTCCGTTGTCGAGGATGATTATGAACCTGTCATTCCGGCGGAGCCGAAGAGCAAGCTGGGCGATGTATACCAGCTTGGAGACCATCGCCTCATGTGCGGAGACAGTACATCTCTGACTGATGTACAAAAGCTTGTGGGGGGGGCACAAATCGATCTTCTTCTCACCGATCCTCCGTACAATGTGGACTATCAGGGCACCGCCGGTAAAATCAAGAACGATAACATGGAAGATGCAGCCTTTAGGCAGTTCCTGACGGATGCTTTCTCCAATGCAGCGATGGTTATGAAACCCGGCGCTCCGTTCTACATCTGGCATGCAGACAGCGAGGGGTATAACTTCCGTGGTGCGTGTAAAGATTCGATGCTGCGCGTCCGGCAGTGCCTGATTTGGGTGAAGAATTCCCTCGTAATGGGGAGACAGGATTTCCAGTGGAAACATGAACCTTGCCTGTACGGTGAGAGCGAGATTGAAGAGGATGCGCATGAGCCTTGCCTTTACGGATGGACGGAAGGCAAGAAGCACTACTTCTTCAAGAACCGCAGGCAGACAACTGTGCTAAATTTCGATAAGCCTGTCAAATCTGCGGAGCATCCGACCATGAAGCCGATTAAGCTGTTTGATTACCAGATGCAGTGTTCTAGTAAGCCGGGTGAGAATGTACTTGACCTGTTTGCTGGCTCCGGCACAACGATCATGGCAGCGGAGCAGAATGGCAGACACGCTTTCTGCATGGAGTATGACCCGAAGTATGCAGACGTCATTGTTGACCGGTGGGAGAAGTTCACCGGAAAGAAGGCGGTGCTTCTGCATGACTGATGCTCAGGCGACTGCACGAAGGATGTTGAAGAAAAACCATCAGTATTTATCCACACAGCAAATGAAAACACTGAACGGGCTGATTAAGTCCGGCGATATTACAGGGGCCATGAATGGCCTGCATACATTGGTGGCAAGAAATCTGACTGCGAGAAAGAAATCTCTGGCATGATCGAATCTTAAGGAATGGAGGGGTGGAAGTGGCACGGACTGGAAGACCGAAAAAGGTAATAAATCAAAAGCTGTTTGAGAACCTATGTGGCATCCAGTGCACGGAAGCAGAAATCTGCGGAGTGCTTGAGTGCAGCGCGGACACCCTGAATCGATGGTGCAAACGGACGTATAAAATGACTTTTGCGGACACATATAAAAGCAAGAGTCAGGTAGGAAAGTCGAGCCTGCGGAGAGCGCAGTGGAAACTGGCCGAAAAGAACGCAAGCATGGCTATTTGGCTGGGGAAACAGTACCTTGAGCAAAAAGATATTGTGGAGCAGAACGTCAATGCGGACGGTGTCAAGGTGATTATCGATGTCTGATATTCTCTTGTCAGAAAAGATCGGCCCTGCGTTTTATAGCATTGCACATGACATTTTTAGGCATGGGCATACGCACTACGATTTTAGCGGCGGGCGTGGCTCACTGAAATCCTCCACAGTATCAATTCTTGTACCGCTTTTGCTGGTTGGCAATCCGGGAACGCATGCGCTTGTGTTGCGCAAGGTGGCAAATACAATCCGCGATAGCGTTTATGCACAGTATATCTGGGCAATCGGCGAGCTGGACATGGCGGCGTATTGGGAAGCGAAAGTATCCCCGATGGAGCTGATCTATAAGCCGACAGGCCAGAAGATCATGTTTCGCGGCGCTGATGACCCGATGAAGATCAAATCTATCAAAGTCCCGTTTGGCTATATCGCCGTGACGCACTTTGAGGAAAAAGACCAGTTTGCCGGACGCGCGGAAATCCGAACCATTTTGCAGTCCACCATGCGCGGTGGCTCGATGTTCTGGAATTTTGAGAGCTATAACCCGCCAATTTCGCGCGACAACTGGGCGAACAAGGACAGCTTGGAAGAACGCGCTGACCGCTTATGTCATAAGTCAACATATCTGCAAGCACCGCCTGAGTGGTTGGGAGAACAGTTTCTTGCAGAAGCGGAACACCTGAAAGAGACGGACGAGCGAGCATATCAGCACGAATATCTCGGTATTCCGGTAGGAACTGGCGGAAATGTGTTTGAAAATTTGGAGTTGCGGGGAATCACTGACGAGGAAATTTCGCATTTCGACCGCATTTATAACGGCGTTGACTGGGGATATTTCCCCGATCCGTGGGCGTTCAACCGTTGCCATTACGACGCCGCGAGACGAACACTATACATTTTTGCGGAAATGACCGCAAACAAAAAGAGGAACAAAGAAACGGCTGATATGCTGATTGATTATGGGCTGACCCGCGATGACCTCATCACCGCAGACGGTGCAGAGCCGAAGAGCGTCGCGGACTATCAAAAGTTCGGCTTGCGCTGCATTAGCGCAAGAAAAGGGCCGGGAAGTATTGACCGCTCTATGCAGTGGTTGCAAGGCTTGTCGAGCATCGTAATTGATAAGGTAAAATGCCCTAAAACGGCAGAAGAATTTATTTCCTATGAGTACGAGCGGAACCGCGAGGGAGAGATCCTCAGCGGTTATCCTGATGCAAACAACCACCATATTGATGCGTGCCGATATGCGACAGAATCGATATGGAAAGCGCCCGGCCAAAAGGGCAAGAGCGATTATACCCCCATTTGGAACAGATAGGACGGTGAGCGGCTATCAAAACATATAACGACCTTGTGGCGGTGGGCGAGGACGAAAAGGCGCGGATGGAGTTTATCCGCAGCGCAATCAACGAGCACCGCGAATCCCACGCATATAAGACGGCGGCGGATGCTGAGGAATATTACAACGGCCTGAATCCGACAATCAACCGTTATGAAAAGATCATCTACGATATGCAGGGCCGTGCTCACACGGATATGTGGACGGCAAACCATAAGCTGGCCAGCCGCTTCTTCGGTCTGGCGGTGGATCAGGAGGTTTCGTATCTGCTGGGAAACGGCGTGACCTTTGCGGAGAAGGAAACACCGAACAAGCTGTGCCCGGACTTTGACCAGGAAGTCATGGATGCGGCGCGTGAGGCGAAAATCGCAGGGGTGTCTTTTGGCTTTTGGGATTTGACACATTTGCGCGTGTTCTCTCTGCTTGAGTTTGTCCCCCTCTATGATGAAGAGGACGGTGCAATGAAAGCCGGTATTCGGTTCTGGCAGGTGGCACAGGATAAGCCTCTGAGAGCGACGCTGTACGAGATCGACGGCTTTACCGAGTATTTCCAGCCCAGCGGCGAGGATATGGCCGCCATGCAGCCGAAGCGCAGCTATAAGCTGATCGAGCGCAAGGCCGAAGTCGGTGGAACAGAGATTTACGACGGCGGCAATTATCCAAGCTTCCCCATCGTGCCGCTGAAGAACAACAAGCGGTGTCTCTCCGAAATTGTCGGAAAGCGCAACACCATTGACGCGCTCGATCTTGCGTCCTCAAACATGGTCAACAATGTAGATGAGGGCAATCTGATTTATTGGGTGCTGTCTAATTGCAACGGCATGGATGATCTGGACGATGCAAAGTTTATTGAGCGGCTGAAAACCACGCACGTTGCACACGCTAACGGCGATGATGGTGCGAAGGTGGAGAGCAAGACCATCGAGGCCCCGTATGAGGGCACCAGCAGCACCATTGATATGCTCAAGAAAAAGCTGTATGAGGATTTCCAGTGCTTCGACGCTGCGGCGGTATCCGCTGGGAATCAAACGGCGACCGCAATCAAGGCCAGCTATGTGCCGTTGGATTTGAAAACGGACAAGTTTGAATCCGAGGTCACGCGGTTTATTGTTGAGATTCTTCGTTTGGCAGGTATTGAAGATCAGCCAAGCTACACGCGCAATCAGATTATCAACAAGAGCGAGGAAACACAAAATATTCTGCTGGGCGCGGCGTATTACGATGACGAATACATCACAAAGAAGCTGTTGACGATCAACGGTGACATCGACCAGTACGAGGACATGGCAAAGCGGAAGGCAGCAGAAGAACTTAACCGGAGCATTGAAGATCCGGACGCGCCGGGGGTGAGCGGCGATGGCGACCAGTGATCTTGGGCATCAACTGACCGACAAGGAGCTTGCAAAGCTGGAACGGCGCATTGCAAAGTTATACCGCGAGGCGGGGAAAGAGCTGCAAGAAACCATTGACGCTTACTTTGAGCAATTCAAAAAGCGCGACGAGGAAATGAAAGCTCTGATCGGCACCGTGCAGAACGGTAAGGAATGGACGGAGGCCGATTATAAGAACTGGCGGCTAAACCAAATCGGGCGCGGAGAACGCTATCAAGCTATGCGGGACAAGGTGGCACACCGTGTCACCGATGCAAACGCCGTGGCGGTGTCTTACACCAATGACGCAACACCCGGTATTTACTCTCTCAACCGCAACTATGCGGCGTATACCGTCGAGAGCGTGGCTGGGGACGTTGGCTTTGACCTGTGGGACGAGCAGACGGTGAAACGCCTGATCGTGGAGCAGCCGGGGCTGATGCCGTACTATCCAAAGGACAAAGCGCTGAAACGCGGGATCGATCTTGCATACGGCAAGAAGCAAATTACGGCCAGTGTCACCAGCTCCATCTTGCAGGGATTGAGCATCAAGCACATGGCGGATAACCTGCAAAAGCGGATCACCACCATGAGCCGCGATTCCGCCATCCGCACCGCCAGAACCGCCGTGACCGGAGCGCAGAACGCCGGACGCATGGACAGCTACGCGGCAGCGGAAAAGATGGGCATTAAGCTCAAGAAACAATGGCTTGCGACGCTGGACGGCAGAACGCGACACGCTCATGCCATGCTGGACGGTCAAACGGTGGGCATTGATAAGCCGTTCAAAGTCGATGGTTATGACATCATGTTCCCCGGTGATACTTCTGCACCTGGCTACCTCGTGTATAATTGCCGTTGCACGATGGTTGCGGACATTGGTGGAGTTAATTCCACGGGACAAAGACGCGCCAGAAATTCGGTTACAGGCGAAAACGAGATCGTTTCAGATATGACCTATTCAGAGTGGGCGGCACAGAAAGAAGCGGAAAATGCTGCCGCGTGGGGTATCTTTATCAAAAAAGGCCGGAATCTATCGGCAGACACGCGCCAATGGAAAGAATACAAGGCGGTTCTGAACAAAAAAGTTCCGAATACCGTTGAAAATTTCCAGAATTTGAAGTATAATGAACCTGAAAAGTGGGCGCAATTAAAAACCACAAAGCGGCAGACTGTTGTTGTTAAAAATGCGGAGTGCATAACAACACCCAAAAAATACACAGGCTATTTCCTGAAAAGTGGAGCTAAACACGCAGACCAATTCTTTGATGTTGGATATACGTCAGACAATCCGCTCCAATTGCGCTATGATATGGCAAGGCAGTTTAACATGGAAAAGGCTGTGGATTTTAAAGAATTAGGCGGCGGAGCCGTGCGTTTTAATATTTACATGGAACTTGGGGTAACAAAGCAACGAACGTTTTGCACTGGCTGGATAAAGGATGCGCCCGAAAGCAAACCGCGTATCATAACTGCCTTTAGGAAAAACAAGGAGGATGCAGGATGATCCGTGAATATGACCGTGTTAAGGTAAAAAGTACTGGAGATACCGGCATTGTTGTCGACATCAGAAATACCAACGGGACGTATTTTTTGGTGGAAAGAGATAGCGATAACGAGCTGATTGACTGCACTGCCAGCGAACTGGAAAAATTGGGCAGAGGACAACAATGAACATTGATATTCAGGATCACAGTGCGGAGGTTTCCGCTGAAATCAAGGCGGCGTTGCTGCGGGGCCTTGAAAAGATTGGGTTGGTGGCAGAGGGATACGCAAAAAAGCTGTGTGACGGATTTAAAAATCCGACAGGCATCCTGCGCAACAGCATTACCCATGTGGTAGACGACGGCGAGCCCGCGGCGTACATCGGCACGGATTCCGAGCACGGCGAGTACGTTGAATTAGGTACCGGCATTTACGCCGAAGGCGGCGGCGGACGGCCTACGCCGTGGGTATACCAAGACGCAAAAGGCAACTGGCATTACACGCGCGGCAACAAGGCACAGCCGTTTCTGAAACCAGCTGCCGCCGACCATGTGGGACAGTATCGGGACATTCTGGAAAGTGAGCTGAAAAATGGATAACGAGACCATCAAGACCATTGAAGCCATTATACGGCGTGGCAATGACGCGGAAATCCGGCGCAAGGGCGACGGGTATATCGTATTAGAGGTCAAGAAAACAATCAAATATTCAACTTCCGCGCAATAGGGCGCGGGAAAGGGCAATAGGAGCCAGCTACTGAGAATTTCTCGGTGGTTGGCTCTTTTGTTTTCGGTAAAACCCGCGAGGTACAGCGGTTTTTATACAACGTTCGCCCCCGAAGAATTGGGGCCAAGGAAAAGGAGAACGAATAACATGGCGAAATTTACGAGAGCGGAAATCAGGAATATTCTCGGCGAGGCTTGCACCGAAGAAATCGAGAATCGCTTGGTTGCGCTGCATCTGGGCGTGGTTGACCCCCTCAAGGACGATCTCACGAAGTACAAGGCGGACGCAGAGAAGCTACCCGGCGTCCAGAAGGAATTGGACGACCTCAAGGCAGCGGGTGACGGCGGCTATAAGGAGAAGTACGAGAAGGAACACTCGGCCTTTGAAACTTACAAATCCGACGTCACGGCAAAGGAAAGCAAGGCGGCAAAGGAAAAGGCCGTGCGTGCTTACTTTGAAAGCAAAAACATCACCGGCGCGAATTTGGACCTTGCGATGCGCGGCTGCGGCGAGGAAATGGCCGCATTGGAGCTGGACGGCGAGAAGATCAAGGACACCAAGGCCCTTGATGCGCTCGTAGACGGCACCTACAAGGGGCTGGTCTCCACCACGCAGACGCACGGGGCGAATCCCGCCAATCCCCCGGCGAACACCGGCGGCGCGAAGACCCGCGAGGACATTTACAAGAAGGACGATAAGGGCCGGTATGTGATGTCTACGGCGGAGCGCCAGAAAGCACTTGCCGATCTGATGGCAAGCGAAAACAACTGATTTTTTGAAAGGAGCTATTTATGGCTGCGAAAACTAACGTAACAACTTCTGCCCAGTTTACCACTTCCGCCCGTGAGGTGGATTTCGTGTCCCGCTTTGCTGATAACTGGGACGCACTGCGCAACATCATGGGCATCATGCGTCCTATCCGCAAGGCCCCCGGCACGAAGCTGGTTTCCTACAAGGCCAGCGTGGACGGCGGTCTCAAGGGCGGCACCGTGGCTGAGGGTGACGAGATTCCCTTCACCAAGATGAAGGTGGAGCCTGTTGCCTACGGCGACATCGACATTTCCAAGTATGCCAAGAGCGTGACCATCGAGAGCGTGGCAAAGTACGGCGCTGACGTTGCCGTGGAGAAGACCGACGAGGCTTTCCTCGTGGCCCTGCAGAACAAGGTCCTGACCGACTTCTACACCTTCCTCGGTACTGGCACTCTGAAGGTGACCGAGAAGACGTGGCAGCGCGCTTTGGCCATGGCTAAGGGCAAGGTGCTGGACAAGTTTGCCGGTCTGGATAAAGACGTGACCGAGGTGGTGGGATTCGCCAACATCATCGACGCTTACGATTACCTGGGCGACAAAGAGATCACCGTTCAGACCATGTTCGGCATCAACTACGTGGAGAACTTCATGGGCTACCGCACTCTGTTCCTGCTGCCTGAGAAGTACATTGCCTCCAAGAAGGTGATCGCTCTGCCCGTGGAGAACATCGACCTGTACTATGTGGACCCCAGCGACAGCGACTTTGCCAAGCTGGGCCTGAACTACACCGTGAAGGGCGAGACCAACCTGATCGGCGTTCACGTCGACGGCGATTACAGCCGCGCCACCGGCGATATGTACGCCATCATGGGCATGAAGCTGTGGGCTGAGTATCTGGACGGCATTGCCGTGGCTACCGTTGCTGCGGCTGCTGCGGGCTAAATAAGGGGGGCAGCGTGATGCTTGAACAGGTCTTACGGCACTTGAACAACTGGTTCCTTGTGGACATTCACGAGGGCACGTTCACCGTGGAGAATGGCAGCATTACGCTGCCTTTTCTCCAAACCAATCAATATTTCCGCATCTGCGGCTCCGTGTTCAACGATGGCCTACACCTGTATCCGGCGGTTGACCTGACGGATGAAACATTCACCGGGACGGTGTGGGCGCTGGCGATTCCGAAGGCGGTTGTGACGCTTTCTATCGACATTGCCGCGTGGGAAGAAAAAAACGGCGAAGCCGTTTTAAGCCCCTACACGAGCGAGAGTTTCGGGGGGTACAGTTACACCAAGGCGAGTAGTGGGAAGGCCGACGCAAGCGCCGTGACGGGCTGGCAGGATGCTTTTAAAGGCCGATTGAATGACTGGCGGAAGCTCAAGGGGGTGGAGCCGTAATGCTGTTGGATGCGTTTGGTAAAAAGTGCGTGCTGATTGAAAAGAAACGCACGGGCGACGGCGCTGGCGGCTACATCACGGAATGGGTTGACGGCGCCGATTTTCTCAACTATCAGGCGCTTGATACATCCATGGAGGCCCGGAGGGCGGAACAAGAGGGCGTGACCTCGGTGTATTCCGCACTGGTCAACCGGGACGTGCCCATTGAGTACAACGATTATTTCCGGGATGGGGAAACGGGGCTGACCTACCGGGTGACGTCAAACCCGGAGGAAAAGGCAGCTCCGAAATCTGCCGGACCGGCAATCCGGGCGCTCAAATTCTTCACTGCGGAGCGAAAGGAGCTGCCGAAATGACAAAGGATAAGGCGCTCCATGCGTGGTTTTCTCAATTCCTCCCGGCATACCCAACATCCAATGTGCCGAAGGACGCGACGTTCCCGTGGCTGACCTATGAACTGATTACTGGGTCATGGGAGAGTGGGGGAATCGCTCTGACGGTAAACCTCTGGTATTACACGGAAAGCGAGGCAATCCCCAACGCCAAGGCACAGGAAATCTCTGACGCCATCGGCATGGGCGGCGCGTTCGTTCCCTATGACGGAGGCGCGATGTGGATCAAGCGCGGGTCCCCGTGGTGCCAGAACATCGCGGACGAAAGCGATAAGAACATCAAGCGGCGGTATCTCAACATCACGGTGGAATATCTGTCGCAAAACTGATGAAAGGACGAAACTATGAAATTCACAAAAATTCCTTCCGACGCATTTCAAAAATTGCAGATCAACGCCGGTATTTTGACCACCGATTTTACCCCGGCCACCGGAACCATCGGAGAGGCGGGACAGATCGGCGCGACTACCGGCGGCGTGAATTTTACCGCAACGCCGACCTATTCGGACTTTGGCGAGGACATTGACAACTGCCCGAAGAACATGAAGGAGCTGAAACGGCTGGATTCCTGGGAGGCGAAGATGACGGGTACGTTCATCAACGCAGACACTAAGATCGCAAAGAGCCTTTGCGGTGCTGCCGATGTGGGTACCAGCGATGGGAAAGTAACGCCTCGGAACGATCTGTCGGACGCTGACTTTGCCGACATCTGGCTGGTTGGCGACTACTCCGACAAGAACGGCGATAAAAATGGCGGCTTCGTCGCCATTCACCTGATGAATGCACTGTCCACCGGCGGCTTCCAGCTGCAGACCAGCGACAAGGCAAAGGGGCAGTTTGCTTTTGAGTATACCGCCCACTACTCCATGGCAGCACAGGACACGGTCCCCTTTGAGATCTACATTAAGGCCGGTACGGCGGAGGGCTGATATGAAACTTTCCGACATTCATGGTGAGCGGGTGTTTGATGTTATCGCAGATATCATTGACCCCATTGCCAACATCGCAGAAGACGAGAAGGCTTCCGCCATGTTTCGGCGTGAAAAGATCCCAGAGGGAATGACGGCGAAAGAGTTTGCAATGCAGCGGGCGCGTAAAGCGCTCCCTGCACTGCTCAAGCAGCATAAGGGGGATATCATCGATATCCTTTCTGCTATCGAAGGCGTAAGCGCAGAAGCCTACAAGGGGACGCTGAATCTCGCAAAACTGATGCGGGACGCAACAGAACTTCTGACGGATGAGGCGTTTGGAGAACTTTTTATCTCAGCGCAGAGCGGGAAATCCTCTGGCTCTGCGCAGGAGAATACCGAGGGCAAAAACAAGTAAAGCCTTTCCTGTGGTACTGTGTGGCGCGGGCCAAAGAGAAAGCGAAAACCGAGGCATACCGCATCTATGTGACCGACGCGCTGCGAATTGTGGCCGAAAACACGGCACGATACGTGGGCGGGAACTACATCAAGGCGCGATACGCGGACATTATTGAGCCGAAGAAGCAGGACAACAGGACATGTGAAGAGATCACCGCCGATGTGGTTGTGCGGTGCGGATTGGTGGTGAAAGCATGAATTTAATGGACCTGTTTATCAAGGTAACTGTGGACGACAGCGGCGTGGACAGTGGGTTTTCCGAGACAGGACAAAAAGCGGATGCGTTGGCAAGCAAACTGAAAGGCGGGCTTGCAACGGCAGCGAAGGCTGGTGCGGCTGCTTTAACGGCAGCTGCAACCGGCATCTCCATATTGACAAAAAAATCCATTGACGGATACGCGGAATACGAGCAGCTTGTCGGAGGCGTAGAGACGCTGTTTAAAAACTCTGCCGATCAAGTCATAGAATACGCAAACCGCGCGTATGAAACCGCAGGGCTTTCCGCTAATGAGTATATGGACACAGTTACGTCATTTTCGGCGTCGCTGCTGCAGGGCCTTGGCGGTGACACAGAAAAGGCGGCGGAGGTAGCAAACCAGGCTGTCATTGACATGGCGGATAACGCGAACAAGATGGGCACAAGTATGGAAATGATCCAGAACGCCTATCAAGGTTTCGCAAAGCAAAACTATACCATGCTGGATAACCTCAAACTCGGTTATGGTGGCACGGCGACAGAAATGGCGCGGCTTATCAACGATTCAGGGGTGTTGGGCGATACCGTCGAGGTCACAGCGGACACAGTCAATAGCGTTTCTTTCGACAAGATGATTGAAGCAATCCATGTGATCCAAGATCAAATGGGGATCACCGGGACAACGGCGGAGGAAGCGGCAAGCACTATCGAAGGCAGCGTTAACATGATGAAATCCGCTTGGTCAAATCTTGTAACCGGAATTGCAGACGATAACGCAGACCTTGACCAGCTGATTGAAAACTTCATCTATTCGGTCGGCAAAGCGGCTGAAAATATTCTTCCGCGTATTGAAAAAATTTTTACCGGGTTCGGGGATTTAATTACACGGCTTGCCCCGGTTATTTCCGAGCAATTACCATCGCTTGTTAGTTCTGTGTTGCCGTCGCTTGTGAGTGCTGCCACTGCTTTAGTGCAGGGAGTTGTAGACGCAGCTCCCGGAATTGTTGCGGCACTTGCGGATATGGCCCCTGAAATTACGGGAGCAATTTTGTCGGTTATTCCACAATTATTAGACGCAGGCGTGCAAATGCTGATTGCTTTGGTGCAAGGGATTGCTTCGGCCATGCCGGAAATCGCACCGCAGTTGGTTGATTGCGTGGTACAGATTGCGGAAATATTGACTCAGCCAGACACACTTGTTGCCCTTATTGAAGCAAGCACAATGTTTATTGTTGCGCTTGCAGAAGGCCTAATTGATAATCTGCCAAAGCTTTTGGATGCAGCGCCTAAGATTATCAAAAATCTTGCATCCGCGTTTATCCAGTCCATAGGCTATATCGGAGAAGCCGCCATCGAAATTGGAATAGCCCTTGTCAAAGGAATCTGGGAAGGCATCAAGAGAATGGGCGATTGGCTAACAGGCATGGTAAAGGGCTTTTTCGACGGCATTGTGGATGGCGTAAAAGGCGTTCTCGGTATTCACTCACCGTCCCGCGTCTTCGCCGGGATCGGCGAGAACATGGCGCTTGGCTTGGGCGAGGGCTGGGATAACGAATACGGCAATATCAAGCGTAGCATTGCATCTGGCATGGACTTTGGAACGGCATCAGTCGATTTTGGAGCCTCCGGCGTCGCGGCGATCGGCAACTCTATTGCGTCCGGTGTTGGTGCATTGGCGACCGGCGGTGTGGGAAGTAGTATTGTAATCAATTTGACAACCGAACTTGACGGCGCAGTATTGGCGCGAAAAATGGTGCCGTACAACGCAGCGGAGACATTAAGGAGCGGCGCATGAGTAAAACGATCAAGATCAACGGTATTGATTTTACATCCTACTTTACGCCGGTCGGCTACAAGGTGGGACACAAAAAAATCAAAGGGCCAAACGAGGGGTATATGCTGGACGGCAGTTTCACGGAGGACGTGCTTGCAATCAAGGCGGTTATTACCTGTACGTGTATGCCTCTAACGGAAACACAGCTGAACACGTTACTCGAGCAATTGTACAGCGGAAATCTGAACGTATATTTTTTCGACACCCAAAGCGGAGGTTATCGCACGGCAAACATGACGTGCGATCCTCCAGAGGGCGTTGACAGAGGAACCGGAACGAACGCTGCAGAATATTGGACGGGCATGGTGCTTGCGTTTACGGAGAAATGATATGAAGATCACCTACAAAAATTGGATGTTTGATTCTTCCCGAACAGAAAAAGCTGCGCCCACACGAGAGCAGTCATTAAGCTGTGAGAGTATTTCTGCCGATACGCTGACAGTTGTTGTGCGATGCGACGATCCTTCGATTATGTCATTTCAGAAGAATGACGCTATTCGTTTCTGGGAAAACGATTCTAACGCATCAATGCAGACTTACTATTTACGGTCGATTGAGCGGACGGGCGCAACCGCATATAAAATTGTAGCGTGGTCTGCGGTCGGTTTATTGGCAACGATCCCGCATAAAGGCGGCATTTATACAGGGCAAACCGTTTCTGATGTAATTCCCGATATTTGCGGTGCGGTTCCGGTTGTGGTCAAGAGCGTTTTTGCAAACGTTAAACTATACGGCTGGCTCCCGTATTGCCAGCCGAAAACAAACGGGCAAGGCAAAAGCGCAAGGGACAACCTGGCGCAAGTGCTTTTTGCAATTGGCGCATATTTGACAACCGACCTAAACGGCGTTTTGCACATTGATTCCCTGTGGGACGGAACGGCGTCTGTGATTCAAGGCAACAGAATGTATTTGAGCGGTGGAAAGGTTGGGTATAGCGACCCCATCTCTGCTGTGACGGTAACGGAGCATCAATACGTTGCGGGAACGGAAGTAAAGGAGCTATTCTCCGGCACGGCACAGAATGGCGATATCATCACATTCTCCGAGCCGATGCACTCCCTCTCTGCGACTGGGTTCACAATCCTGGAAAGCGGCGCGAACTACGCCAAGATTTCCGCTGGCACTGGCGCACTGACCGGCAAGGCGTATATCCACAACACCCGCTTAATCACGCAGCCTGTGACGGCTGGCGCTGTGGAAAACATCAAATCAGTTACAGACGCCACGCTGGTATCTCTGGTGAATTCCTATGCCGTGGCGAAGCGTCTTGCAGACTATTACCGATGCCGCGAAACTATCACCAATGACATTGTAAGCGGGCACGAGAAACCGGGCCATGTTGTGAGCGTGTACCATCCGTATGACAAGAAAATGGTATCCGCCTGTATTCAATCCCTCGACACCACCATGAGCGCCACGTTGAAAAGCAGCATGGAAGCACTGGTGGGCTTCACCCCGGCGCATCCGGAAGCAGCGGAGTATTTTGACGAGCGGGTTGTCCTGACTGGCTCCGGCGTGTGGCAAGTGCCGGAGAATGTAACCGCAATCACGGCGGTTTTGATCGGCGGCGCGCAGGGCGGGCACTGCGGACACGGCGGCAATCCGGCGGAGGCGAAAACGGAAAGCTACACAGAAACGATCCTTGGATCGCTGCTCCAGCGCAACACGGACAAGTGGGCGCTGGGCGGCAAGGGCGGCAAGGGCGGTGATCCCGGCTCCGGCGGCAAAATTTTGCAAGCGACGCTTGACGTGACCCCCGCTCAGAAGTTTTCCTTCGCCTGCGGCGTTGGCGGATTGGGCGCGGCGTTTGACGCGAACAACTGGGCTAACACGCCCAACACGCCGGGGGCGGAAGGGACAAAAACCACCTTCGGGAGTCTTGACAGTTCTTCCGGATCAACCTCCGAAATCGGCTACACGGACCCGGTGACCGGCGAGGTGTTCGCGCAGAAGGGCGAGCAGGGCATTGCCGGTGGTGACGGCGCGGGCATGAACCCGAATCACGGGGACAAGGACCGATTCGTCCCGCTACAATCCACATCCGTTGTGGATGAGGACGGCCATGTGTGGGAGGGTGGCGCTACAAAGGTTAACGATGACGGCATTGTGCTCCCCAGCGCTGGTGATGAGCAAAGCTTTACTGGCAACTTGGAAGATGGCTATTGCGGCGGCGCAGTTTCGTACAACTGCGGAAGCGGCGCTGCCGCCGGTGCGAACGGTACGCCTGGGAATGCCGCTGGCACGTTCCGACTTGTAAAGGTCCCCAGTAGTGGAATGCCAAAAACGTCTATTACCGTAACGGCCAGCGGCAGCGACTCCGTGCCCGGAGCCAACGCGACGCTGATCCCGAGAAAGCCCGCTGCATACGGCAAGGGTGGCAGAGGCGGCTACGGTGGCGGCGGCGACGGCGCTACGGGCCTGAGCCGCACCTATTACGGCGGCAGCAAGAGCGGCACACTCAACAACTACCCGGGCAGCGTCCGCACCACCGGCAGCAACGGCGCACAGGGCGGCCCCGGCGGCGATGGCTGCGTTATTCTCTATTATCGCAAGCCGAAGCCGGTGCAGTCCGGCGCACTGAAAACAAGCGATGGCCGCGACCTGCTGGACGCCCTCGACCGCAGAATGATCGTATAAGGAGGTGCGCTATGCCGAACGATTATTACACCATGATTTTCACAGGCGAAAAAACAGACGAGCTGCTGAAGCGCGTGGACGATGGGGAAATCATCATCCCATCCTCCACGGCGGGAAGCACGAAGAAATTCAAGCTGACGGTAGACGATACCGGCACCGTCAGCGCCACGGAGGTGACGTCCTGATGGTACAGGGTGATGCGTACAGCATCGATATCACAATCAAAAACCTGGGCGAGGCGATCCCGATTGACACCGTGGAGAAGGTAGAGATCACTCTGTTAAACCTGACGCGGTCCTATCCGGAAGAGGTCACCTATTCGGATGGGAAATTCCACTTCCCGGTCACCCAGACGGAGACATTCAAACTTCCCCCGGTGTGCCCCATGCAGGTCCGGGTGAAGTTTACCGGCGGGGACGTGGTCGGCTCCATGATCCAGACGGTGGCGGTGGCCGGGGCGATCAGTAAGGCGGTGCTGTGATGCTTACCTTTGAGCTGCAGCCGCGCGAGGCCCTTGAGATTTCCTTTGCCGTGTCCATCGTCGCGGGAAAGGGAGACCCCTACACCGGGGCGTATCAGGTGACGCCCAAGATTTACGGCCCGGTGGTGCTGGAAACAAAGGACAAGTCCATGGCGGACGATGTGACGGTCTTAAAAATCCCCCAATTTGAGGTGTCCAACGAGGCCGGGGGAAATACATTGATTATGGGAGACGAGTATTATGGCGGATAAGTACATCAACAAGGTCATCATCGGCAATGACGTCAAGCTGGACCTCACCGCTGACGATATCACTGCCGACAAGCTGGCAAAGGGCATCAAGGCCCATGACAAGAGCGGCGCTCCCATTGTGGGCACCAGCACCTTCGATTCCGACACCTCCGAGGACACCGCCGTCGCTGCGGAGATCCTTCTGGGGAAAACGGCCCACGCGAAAGGCGCAAAGCTGGTCGGCACCATGCCGAATCAGGGCGGCAAGACTCTTGACATCACGGACAAGGCAGCCCCCGTGTCCATCCCCATGGGCTTCCATGACGGCTCCGGCAAGGCGCAGATCGCGGAGGCGGAGGCGGCGAAGCTGATCCCCGCAAACATCCGGGAGGGCATCACGGTCTTGGGCGTGGTCGGTACCATGAGCGGCAATGAGGGCATGAAGGCGCAGGCTAAGAGCGCCACACCCACCTTTGCCCAGCAGGAGATTTTACCGGATGAGGGCTACAACTGCCTGTCCTCCGTCACTGTGGCGGCAATCCCTGTCAGCTACACCGACAACGAGCAGGGAGGCCAGACCCTGAAAGTAGGTGCGTAAGGATGGCGGTCAACAAGGTCGAGGTAAACGGTGAGACGAAGCTGGATCTGACCCAGGACACCGTGACCCCGGAGAATCTGCTTTCCGGGGCCACCGCCCACAATGCAGCGGGGGAGCAGATCAGCGGCGCGGTGGCACCTGTCCGATACGATGTTGCTCAGGATCTGACTTCCGATCAAAAAAATCAGGCCCGGGACAACATCGGGGCGGCGTCTCTGGGCACGGACGGCAAGGTGCCTGCGAGCCAGTTGCCGGAGATTTCCTCCGTCAAGACCTACACCGCCACCATCGGGACTGCGTGGGTTGAGGATAGCAACACCGGTGTCAAGACGCAGAGCGTTGCCATTGCCGGGGTGACGGCACAGAGCACCGCTATGGTGGATCATGTGTACACCGGCAGCGGAACCTCCGACGATTACGCAGCATTTGTGGAAGCGGAAAATCAGTATCTCAACTGCATCACCAACGGCTACGCCGAAACCTATGACGGCGGGATCAAGTTTACCATCTTCGGGGATGCCAACACGGTCGCGATCCCCATTGTTGCGGAGGTGAGCTGATGGGCCATGTAACAGTGGTTGGCGGGTGCAGAGCGAAAGAACCATCAACCAGTATCTTGGCGAGTTCCCTTGCCGTTGGGTCCACCGTGAAGCTGATGGAGGGCGGCACGGCGGTGGAGTATCTGGTGGTGAATCAGGGGATTCCCTCCAATTCCAGCCTGTATGACGCAAGCTGTGACGGGACGTGGCTGC